GTATCAAAATGGTATCAATAGCCATTTTCGGAAGTCAAGAATGGCTTAACAACGCGGTTTAAAGCTATCCAATACTACCTTCCATTTCGATTGAAAAAACTAATTTTTAAGGACTTATTTTTATAGAAACGTTGATTTAATGCGATTTAAAATGAAGTTATTTCTCTCGAAATTTTGAGGTTATTATTTTTTGGTATCAAAAATGGTATCATTTGTAGTTATTTTAGCTTCATATATTAAAATAACCACACTCCTAAATTAATAGGTGGTGTGGTTTTGTTGGTTGTAGGGGGAGTAAAATAAACACACCATTTAAGATGCGATCTATACTGATTCACCGATAGGCGAATTTATTAATTTTTCCATTCTATGCTAATAACATGTGTTCTTCTCATTCTTCGATATGAACTGTTTTTACCCAGAACGTACATAGTCGCCGGACTATAAAAATCATTATTGTTAGACTTCCTTAACCCGAGTATCATAACTTGGCTGTTCTTGTCATCTATAAAAGCTACATCAATCTTTTGTGGATTAATTGAATTTTTTGGAACTATAACGCATAGCCTGATTTCTTTATCAATAAAGCATTTATGCAAAAAATTATAATTGATAAGCCTATCTTTAATGTTACTATATTCATAATGTTTTTTTATAGATTCGTGTGTAATTTTCCCTTCAGCTATTCTTCCAATGATCTTTTTAGCGCTCACTTTTTTATGTGTGTAATGCAAACCTAATAAGTGGGGTAAATTATTTTTATGAAAATTTATTTTAAAGATGGGAAGCAATTTATATTTCGTTTTAATTTCCACATAACCTTTGCAAAAGCAATTAATAAAATCATTCAAGATGTCTTGTAAATCAACATCGTTTTCACTATTTATTTTTAAATACGTTGTGTTCCCCACCTAGTACACCCCTTAAAAAATATCCCTACAAACATTAATGTAAGTAGGGATTATGTATATGAGTGATGGCAAGGAAGAAGTCTCCTGCGGGACCAACAGTCAGATATATGGCCTCTGCCGGGCTATACAATTCACTCCTGATTGTATATAACTAAATTAATAGTTACTTGACGAACTAACTACGAAAGAATGCAAGTTAGGAAGAAAGAACGGAATAGAGAGTTGACTTTCTTCATAGTTAACTATAATATCTTTTAACTTTATACGCAATAGATATGAGTAAATTTTTCATACTTTTTATTAGATAGATATGAATAAATTTTTCATACTTTTTATTAGATAGAGTTAGTTTTGGTTAACTTGCGTTATATATAAACAACCACCCAGTAACTAGTATGGGTGGTTAAGGTTTGCCTGCAGCACATAATAAAACCGATAATATGTTTTATTATGTCGCAAATATTTCAGCGACTTGTTATGTACCACCACACAAACCTACTCCCATTCAGGAACACAGAGCTTTGTCGCTCGTCAGCAACGTCATATGAATTCTCAGTTCATGTTGTGGTGACACTTTAAACAGTCTGTGCCAGTAGCGACCGAGTCATTTCAAGAATGACCATTTCACATTTATATTATAACACTTGTCGTGCGTAACTGTATAGTTTTTCAGTTGTATTTAAAGTTAAGTTATCTACTTCGCGCTTTCCTTGCCTTAATTGTGAAATTACATATTGCGCTACGCCAGTTTGTTTGTGAATTTGGTAACCTGTTATATCACTTTTGATCAATTCAATTATTTTTAATTTGTAATCACTCATATTATCTACGTCCATTCTTTTTATCTAAACAATAAAAATGTGTTTTTCTCCCGATAAATAGTAACAATGGTAGGCTTAATAAAAACAATAATAAATACATTTGTTCTGTCATAATTGAAAACCTCCAAACAATATTATATTATATAAGTGTAAGGAGGAGCCGTCAGGCTCCAAGCATAATGTTAATCTTTGTTGTTTGGCTTTCGGTCTAGGTAGCCGAGATGCCATTCTCTAAGTTGTTTTAACACTTCTGGAATTATCAGTACTGCCAATACTTGATGTTCTAGAAGTGTTTTTATTATGTCTAGCATGAGGCTTTTCACCTCCTTACACATAATTTGTAAGTCATCAACTAACCTACAAATATAATTATACTAAACAATTGTTTATTAAGCAAGTGTTTTTTTAAATTTGCATAAAAAAATAGGCAAGTACCGTAGTACCTGCCAAATGATGTGGTGGATGTTAATTATAACATATTAAGCCCACTCAATCGTTCCCCAATATTTTTCATTTTTAATCTTCTGTTCTTTATCTGTGATTCTACACACTGCACAATAGAAATCGTTAGTACTAGAGCCCTCACGTTGATATTTGAATCTAATCCACCAGTAGCCATCTTTTTTAATGACTTGGTCGAATTTTACCCAATCATCTTTTGTGTATAGCCATGAATCTTCTTCAACGACTGTGCCGGTTAATCCTGCTGTTTTTCTGACTCTTATAGCTTTTTCTGGATTAGGATAAAATACGCCTTTCCAATTCCATGTTATTTTGTCAGCGCTTGGCTTACTGCTTGGCGCATCAATTTGTCTGCCGTTAATAGCTTCAGCAATCCGCTTCGTGAAGCTGTCTAGATTATTTTTAATGTAGTTTAAATCTTTCGTTGATGTGATAAAGCCTAATTCGATTAAACGATAATTAAGATTAAGGTCAGCGGACACGTTAGCGTTCAATAAATCCCCTCTAGGTGTCACACCTCTTATTTTACCTACTGTTTTATCTAATGCGCTACTTAATGCCTTGTCAATGTCATCAGCTGGGAAACGGTCGCTAATGATTACATGCCCGCCACTTGCTTGCGGACTAGCAGAATCTAAATGAAACTCTATGATTGCATCCGGTTTAACTTCGTTTTTAATCCAGTACATGCCATAGTCTTTATAGTTTCCAACACGTTGACCGTACAAAGTATCTTGATATAAGTCTTGATTCATCGAGTTGCCACCGTATAACAATACTGTGTTGCCTACTGACTCAAGATACTTTTTCACTCTAGGTATAATATTTTTACGGTTAAAATCTCTTTCGTTTTCTCCATTCGCAACGGCACCTGGGTCGTTAGAGTATGCACCAATACCATGACCAGCCACAAGCATGATTTTTTTACCTTTTGATAACTTATCTTGTTTAACTGGCGTCACTGCGCTTCTTAGCTTATTAGCGGTCGTTTCTTTTGCGTAGAATGGACGGATAAACCACATAGGGAAGTCGTAGCCGTGTGTACGTCTTGTAGTAACTTCTGGTGGACTCCAGTAAGCACCGCCTAGCCAGTTCTGCTCTAAAATAGTTATAGAATCTAACGTAGCGCTTATTACAATACCTACATGACCATAACCACCGCCATAATTACGGTTAAAAATAACGACGTCGCCCGGCAATGCTTGAAACGACACAGTATTTTCGTAAACGGTTGCTTCGTTAGTGAAATCATTCCATGTAGGAATGTCCGCAGCGCCCACACCTTTCAACCTATGATTAAATAAGTAAAGCCAATATTGGTTGGCAGTATCGAAGCATTGACATCCAAATGCATTGTCTGGATTCCACGCCTTACCCTCTAGGCTTTTAAGGTAGCTAATAGCTTGACTGTATGTTCTAACCGACGGCATTGTCATCATCTCCGTTCACTTTAGGTGCGCCACCAGTTGACTGAATGCCAGCTTTTACTTCATAAATTTTTTGTTGCCCTTTCTTAGATGCGTGAGTAAAGTTGTTATTCTTCCACCACGTCCAAATTGAAACAATCCCAGTAACGACTGTGCTTATAAACACTTCGTCAACTGGGATTGGAGAAATATGTTTGATTGCTAAAAACTGATTGATCCATGCGACTATTAATAAAATTGTTCTTACGATTGTACCGATATCCATTTGTTTGCTCCTTTTATCCAAAATAAAAAAACGACTAAAAAATTAGTCGTTTAAAATTATTCAATGGTCAATGTCGGAGATCCTGAATAAACATCACTTATAGTGACATACAACGTCCCTGAAGGATTACTAAAGTTGATATTTTTACTTGCAACTCCGCTATTGACTCCTGATATTCCTAATTCACTTGACCCTAAATTAGTTTGCGAAATCCTCATTATACCGCTACGTACATTTTCTATTGTCACCTGATAACTTTTATTAGGTTCAACTCCATTTATTGTCCATTTTGCTGTTGAATCTTCTATGCTATCCGGATATTTATTTTTAGGTAAGGGTTTTATTACAAAAGATGAAGGCTTTTTCCATACTTGGATATTTCCAGCATATACTTTTGTATATTCTTCGCCTTCGTAAATAAACTTCTTTACATTTTTAAAATTACCTTCCATAAAAATCACCCCTTAATTAAGTAAAGTGTATTAGGGTCTTTTTGATATATATAGTTATATTCATTTTCTGTTCCTGTCCAAATTTTAACCGTCGGTTGAGATGCGCTTTTTAGTTGATATAAATTATCCGCTTGTTGTTTAGTAAAAGCTTGAGATGACAAAACATACCGCTCATCATGATTATGATTTTTTGGAGCATATAAATCATTTAGTGTTTGTTTGAATTCCTCAAAATCTTCTGTACTAACTTTTGAGCCAATCTGTTGCAATACACTTTCTGAAATAGAGTTGTTTTGTATTGCTTCTGCTAATTCTCTTAATGTATTCATAGATTCAGGCGCGCTATCAACTAGTTCAGCAATTTTTGAATCCGTATACGTTTTAGAGTCGTTGAGAGTTGTATCTTTGATTTTTTTAACTTCTTGCAATTTATCTTCTAACCCTTCAACATTTGCGATATTGATTTTGTCCAATAACTCAAGTTCTGCTTTGATATCTGTATCTTTACCATCAATTTGCCACATTTTAGTGTCAGGATTGATTGATACTACAGTACCGTTTTTACCGGGTGCGCCTTGTTCTCCTTTTTTACCTGCTTCACCTTTTGCACCAGGTTGTCCCGGTTCGCCTTTATCACCTTTCGCACCTTTAAATCTACTTTCATTCTTTTCGATGTAAGAAATGACATCTTTATCTATTTTCTCTTTAAAGTCTTTGCTCAATAAATCTGTCGCGTTATCTTTTAAAATTCTCGTAATAGCATTATCTACCAATTTAACATCGATTTCTTTTGCTACAGCAGATTCAATACCACTATCAACGATATTGAAAGAAAAGTTCGCAACATGTATTTTTTCTTCTTCTTTCTCTAAAAACAGCTTACAACGTACATAACCAGCGTGTTTGATAACCTTTTTAGGTATCTTGTAGGTAAGGAACCCTTTTACAACATCGTCGATAATCAGGGGCTCATTTTTGAATATAGAGCCATCTTCCATAAACAAATGTAATCTAGGTGTTAAGCCATGTGCTTTTAGATCGATACGACCTTGTTTGTCATTGATACCTATTCTTATAGATGCTGTATTTTCATCTTCAGTGTAAAATCGACAGCCAACGTCACCTAAGTCAACACCATCATTTTTTATTCTCGTTTCAACATCTTTTATTTTGTACATTTATACACCTCTTTATTTATATTTATCCCTTGTGAAGTAGATACCTTTTAAGCCGATTTGTTTATATAACTTAGCGATTGTACTTGCTTGATGTTGGCACCACTCTATAGCAGTAGCGTATTGGTGGGTAGCTGGATTCTTAGGATTCCATCTGATTCTGTACAGTGTATTCTGCCCTTTGTTGATGTAATCCTTTCTTACGAAGCTAGCACCGCCCATGATTGCTTTTGCTGGAGTTGTCCAACCTTTATTCTTAGCAAATTTCATTGCATAATCAGGGTCGTTGTCGAATGCACCAATACCGAAGTAATTATATGCACCGTATCTACCACTAGCGAAGTTACTTGTTCCGTATCCACTTTCTAAGAAAGCGTGCGCGATCAAATAGATTTCGTTAATGTTGTTTTTCTTACAGGCTTCTGCAAATGCTTTGCCTTGTCCGTCTAGCGTTCCTTTCCTTTTGAGTATCTTATTAAGCGCACTAACTGAAACGCCTTGATACTTTCCTAAATTAAGCATTTGGTAGCATTGCGTGTTACTTTCCCATATTCGCTTAACATTCATTGCCGAGCTCGTTTGTGCTCGTGTTGCATTAGCCCAGCCCCATGTATGAGATTTTTTCGGGTTACCCCTAGACATTTGTCTATCCAGTGCTTGCTGGAATGTGAATGGACTTGTTTCAGTAACGATGCTTGGTTTTTCGTCTGATGGAGTAGGGCCTCGTGTGGACGCACTGTCAACTGATGTTTTATCACTAATTCTTATTGTTGTTTTTGTCGTTACTTCTTTAATATTTTCTCGCGTCAATATATCTCGTTTAATGTACATTTCAAGCATTTTCTTTTTGACTTGCTCATACTTTGCGTTATCCGGTATACCTTGCTTAATCAAGTCGTAATTAATTAAATCTTTCATACTACGCCAAATATTAGGGTCTACCTTTAACGTCGTTTCAGATAATTCTTTATCTGTTCCTGACAACAACCATACACCCCGTATTAAAGCTTGTATTTGGTTCATTAAGAATTGACGCTTACTATCTGTTTGACCACCACATACTTCAATAACTAACCAATTAGGGTGACGCGGGTCATCAAAATTGGTTGGTCTAGCAAGCCATGTAGCCTCTCTATCGACATATAAATGCGGTATTTCATAATCGCTTATAAACTTATTTCTTTGCGTATACAGTTCGTCTACAGAACGCATATGCATTGATTCTTTTATATATAATCCTTGAATATCTGAGCGTTCATCACCCATTACAACTATATGATCAATAAAATGCTCTTCTTTATCTAAAACATTGCTGTAAGCAGTGTATTTTACTGTTTTAACTTCTTTAAATTGCGGTTTCTTCGCTTCGCCAGTAATTGTTGAGTCATTGGCTTTTGATGCTGAACTTGTATCAGTACTACTAGGTTTGCTAGTATCTTTTGAATATGGAGGTCTGACAAAGCCTGTAACACTTACATAAGGGTGTCTTACTAAACTTCCCGGAGAACCTGTCCAACTATTAGAATTAACCCAGTTTTGGTCAACGCTATAAAAATAACTTTTATTAGATGGTCCTACTACTATTGCGGTGTGTCCGTCCGAACCTATTCCGTTACCAGGGTGCCAAACTGCGATGTCTCCAGGTTCCGGTACAAATCCAGATGAATAACGATAGAATCGGAAACCCTTAGGATATCTGTAATTAGCCATATCCTTAGCATTGCCCCATGTTACAAAACCCCAATATCTTTTAAAAATAAAGTTAGGTGTATCCCAACATTGACTGCCTCGATAATTATCTATATTAATCCTCTTACCAATATTCGACTTTGCCCACTCCACCACTTCACTAGCTGTAGGCTTTCTAGTCTTTGGATTAGGTAATCCCATGTATGCACCTCATTTCAATCAAAATAAAAAGCCAGTGCCGAAGCACTGACTCTTAACTGTTATTTACATTTACCAAACCAGAAGCACGCCCAGAAGCTATATCCTAAAATCCCTTTAAGCATGGTAATCACCTCCTTTAAATACCAAAAATAGTTCTTAGTAAAGCTATGACAATCGTACTGAAGATAGTCCCTATCAAACCGAGAATCCACATTTTTATGTCTCTAATATTCTTGGCATTCTTTTCTTTATTCTTTTCATCTTCTACCTTGTCGCGCTTTAATTCTTCAAAATTTCTATCTAATTTGTCATAAATCTTTTCTTGCGCTCTAAGACTATCTTCTATTCTGTCGAATTTTTCAAACATAGTCTTATCATTTTCTTCTAATCGCGTTAAACGCCAATCTTGTTCATGTCGTTTGGTAAATCCAAACATTATGCCACCCACTTTATTCAAATTAAAAAGCCACAAGCATTACACCTGTGACTTTTCATCTTTTGTTTCTGGATATTTTTCTCCAGTGATTAAAGCGTATTCTTCTTTATCGATTAAACCCTTGTCTACGTACCACTTAATTTGCTCGTTTTTATAGTAACCCCAAACATAAAAAGTTTTAATGTCTTTAAAAGTTGGATAAATCATCTTCATTATTTAAACGTCCCCCTCAGTACTTGTTTTGTTAGTTTTCAGTTCAGTCAACTGTTGTGTTAACATAGCGTTTTGTTGAGCTAATTCCATTGTTAATACGTTTACTTGTGCCACCTGCATTTGCATACTCGCAACCATTCCGCGAAGTTCCTCATCACTTAAATCTGATGCACTTTGTTGGCTTGATGCATTCGGTACGTCTTCTTTTTCGAAATTGCTGTTGTATTTAATTTCGCCGTTAGTGAAAACGAACTTTCTAGGTTCGAACTCTTCTTTGAATTTGATAGGCACATTGTTATCGTCTACATCTAAACTATTGCGTAAACCGCCAGTATTAACGTATCCGATAACCTCGTTTTTATCGTTTACTGTGATTTTCATTACTTCCACCCCATAATTTTAGTTATAGTAACCTTGTTTGCGTTAGCGCCAGAACCTGATGTTTTACCTAAATCAAAGTACACATCGTTATCGATTCTTAAAGTGGTACTACTTGTTTTGGATAGTAAACACTCATAAATACCGCCACCGTTACCGTCTGAGTCAACTACATTCGCTTTACTTAATTGAATTGCATTGGGTAATGCGGTTAGTCCGAATCCCTCAATAACGCCACCTGGATAAGTTCCACTTACCAACAAAATAGAATAGTTTGTGTACGGTTCGGTTAGATTGATTGTTGTACCTACACCATTTGCGCCACCGTCGAACAATACCGTTGATTTATGTTCATTAGGAACTGTCCACTGTTGTTCAAGTCTGCCGTTTGTGATTGATCGTGTGTAAATCTTTTTAGAGTTATAAGGCGTGAAGTTAAATAGCTTGTTTGTATCATCTTTAACGAATACCGATAAATAACCCTCATAACTTTCAACGCTACCTGGTAAATCCGGCACTCTTGTTGCATAGTAATTACCTGCAGTTAGATAACCTAAATCGCCTTGCGCATTGTTTAAGTTAACTTGTATTGATTGACCGTTCGCCTCTGTCATCTTATGTTGTTGCCAGCTCGTTGTTCCGAATTTATCATCTACATACTGCTTAGCTTGATTTAAAGCATCGTTAGATGTTTCTTCAACAAATTGCTTAGTTAAATCGCCGTCATTCTTTTTATAAAATGGGTACCACGTACCACCAATTTTATATTTTGTGTATTCGTCGTTTGAATCATCTGGATACCATGTTGCACGTGCTGTACTATCATCAACAACATATACAACTAACACGCCTGATTTTCCTAATGTGTTAGGAGCTACCGGAACATCTGAACCATCGTCAACGCCATCTTCTTTAGGTGTATCGACAGTGCCTATATCCTCAAATGAGGGCGCATCTGTCGCACTAGTAATATGAATAATCCTAGATGTGTTGACTGCGCTTAAAACGCTATCTATGGACTGCTCAGACGATTCAATTGCTTTGCCATAATCATCAGTAATCTTAGACTTTTGCCAATTGACTGTTGAGTTACCTTTGACAAGGTCAGCGCCACTGATTTGCTTTTCAACCTCGCTCACTCTTTTATAGATCGCTTGCTCCTTATCAACAATTTTCTGGAACTCACTGTTTATATATTGAACGGCTTTGTCTTGTGTTGTTGTAATCATCTGTACCGCTTCATTTTGTTTGATTTCTAATCTTTGAATACCTTGATTGATACGGCTATCAATTTCACTAACAAGAGACTTAGTGTCATTCAAACTTTTCTTTAAGTCCTCAACTTCTTCTTTAACACTTTCTGTTAAGTCCTGAATTGATTTGATATAAACTAACTTTGTTTTACCGTCAAAATTACTAATTAAATCATTCTCGATATTGAAGCTAAATTGACGCTCTACAATTACGTTATTGCTACCATTTTGAGTAAAGTAAGCTTGCGCATGTACGCGTCCAGTGTATTTTAAAAATTCGTTAGGTATAACGTATTGCATGCGTCCATTAATTGCATCAACGATTGTTAAATCATCACTAATATAAGCGCCGTGTTCATCGTCGAAGTTATCCGTCTTAAGCACAATACTAGTCATCGCATTATGCTTGCTGATTGATAACGGCTTATTATTCTTAGTTACTGCAAAATTTAAAACACCAGTTCCTCTATCTGATTCGTAGAAACTGATGTTTGTGTCAATAACCGGATTATATTGTGATGTTGTTTGTAACTCGATTAAGTTATCATCTTTCGAAAAATTATCTACTACCATTATTCAACCACCTTTCCCTCGAATAAACTCCATTTACCAACGCCACCAGTACCAAAGTTTCTTAATAAGAATTGGTGGGCTGACGGGAAGTTATTACGTCTTAACACTTGTGTTGTGTTGCCTGGTGTATTCGATTTTACTTCTAATATCCAACCTGCAATACCTTTAAAGTCTTTAGGAAAATCAGTAAATCGTTTTGATTCTTCAGTAGTGATATAGAAATCTAAACCAACGATTTTTAAATCTGATAATTTTGTAATACTCTTAGGGATATGTTCCCAATAACCGGCGTTTTGCGGACAGAAATTCCATGCTCCGTTGTTTTTCTTATTGAAAATGTCAATGACACGTTCGAATTTAAGCATATTTCTACCTGTGCTGTTTCTGGTAAGTACTTGTCTTAGAGCACCATTATAGTGTCCAGGCAGTACATCAAAGAACCAACCTGCATCTCTAAACGCTTTCGGTAACGGGAAATCTAACGCATTTTGTGTGTCTTGCGTATAGATATAGTAATGACCAACTTCCGTAATATCACTTAGATATGCTGGGTTTTGCACTGGTAACGGTTTAACACGTCCACCTGAATCAGTCATCGATACTTGAGGTGCAATGTTTTTTAAGAATTGGTTAACACCTCTTTGGCCGATAGAATAAATTGAGTGATGTCTGTTATTACCAGGTCCAATAGTTACCCCTATTAAAAGTGCTTTACGTCCTGTTTCTAGATCGTAATACATATCTAGACCCTCAGCTTCTTGGAAGTCTCCTTTAAAGTTATTATTCACACCGCCAATATCGATACGTCGTTTAAATAACAATTCTTTTGTTTTTATATCGAAACCTTGTAAGTAGTTAGGGTTGGCTGTATTCGAATCACCTGTATACCAATATAAGATACCTGCATCATAAGTGATACCTTGCATAGGTTGTGTATCTGAAGTGTATTCCATAGGTATATCCATTTGATACAATACTTTGTCTATACCTTTATCAATATCGTCAGCACTTCTTACTTCAATGAAATTCAATGAATTCTTAGCTTGTCTTTCAGAAGCTTTATATTCACGTCTGAAAATCATTAAATTTTCTATAGGATTATAAATCGCTGACGTATATCTGTCGTTAAATATATTCGGCATGACATCTTGCATTTCATTACCATAAGTTATTTCTCCAGTTCTATATTGGAAACGTACAAACTTGTTGTTTTTGTTACTGTCCAATACAGCTGAATAAATCCATAATTCTCCATCAATGTATCTATACGCATTGTGTGTGCCGTGTCCGCCATTTTTAACTAGCAGTCTATCAATAAATTGTCCGTTAGGCTTCAATCTAGATAACATGTAATGATTGCCTGGACGCGCTTGTGTCATGTAAATAATTTTTGTTCTAGGGTCTACCCAAAATGATTGCATTACTGCGTTAGTATATGGCGATAAATCTGTGATGAATTCCGGTTCTTGCTCTTTTGGTTCAAATCGGTATTCTGTCGCTTGATATTCTTTATAGTGTTCATCTACAGCTTTCTCAACCTTTTTAGTGAAAGCATCTAGTGTTGAATAATCATGATACAAACGATCTTGCAATGTCTTATGACCATAACCAGTATTATCAACACGCGCGTCTTTTACCTCGTTGATACCGTCGCCGTTATGACCTAGTACCATATTGCTAAAACGGCCATTTAAATACGTTAAATAATCTTCAACACTGTCATTCAAGTATTTAATTTGTTTCGCTGAGTGTGCGTATATTTCTTCTTTTTGATGGTATATAAACATTTTCTCAAGTTTGCTCATGCCTTCATCTAACAAGCGATAGTTATACTCATGTTGAGCAACTATTTTCCGACCTGTCATTGAATGTAAACTTGTAATTAATCCGTAAGCCATTGGTTGCCTCCTTTAGTCATAAAAACTGTAATAATCTTTGATTAACTCGTACATAATAACCTCGTGACCTTTTTCGTTAGGGTGTAAGCCGTCCTCCATGCTCGCTTTTCTAAAAGCTGGATTGTATGGCTTAAAGTAATCTGTGTGATATGCGTCAAACACTGGTACATCTAACTCACTACAAGCTAATATTTGAGCGTTTACATAGTCCTCAAGTGTTAACCCTAGTTTGTTTTTGTCCGTGTCTTTACGGCGTATTGTTGTACCACTCATAGGGCATTGTCTTGTAGCTGTCATCACTAGTATTTTTGAATCCGGATTATTCTTTCTAATAACTTCAATTGCAGAACAAAAGGCACCGTAAAACGTTTTTGTATCCGTTTTATCAGTGCCTATCGGTACACCTGACCAATAACCGTGTAACCAGTCATCATCTGTACCTTGTAATATGATTAGGTCTCCTCTTATTTGCTCTGCTTGTCTATAAATGCTGTTTTCTACCGCTTCTTTACCTATTGGAACTGTTGCCATTGTTGCGCCACCTCTTGCAAGGTTGGTCGTTTTGGCTTTCAATTTCTTGCCTAACATTTCTGTGAAATTAGTTTTTGCGTGCGACCCTCTAGCTACAGAGTCGCCAATCGTTCCAATTGATTTGATGTTTCTTATACTTGATTGACTAGTAAAGTCGTACATGATCGTACCATTAGCAGTTGTAACTGTTTTAGTATTCATCTTATCGACTTTAGCGTTTATTTTTTCATTCTGCTTAACCAATTCATTATTTATGGATAAACTTGCGTTAACTTTTGCGTTTAATGCTTTTAGTTCTTTAGATGGGTCGGATTTTGTAGATTTTACGCTTTTAACATAATTTGCAGCATCATGAACTGCTTTGTTGTATCGATTACGCCTTGTAAAGTCTCCTAATACTACATCTTGCTTAGTGATATTATTGTACGCATCTCTATGTGTAGTGATTTCGACTATTCTCACTAAGTCGTTATATCCTATGGCAGAATCCACCACTCTAACAACATCACCTATTTTAGGGTTAGCTTCTGGGAAGTGTTCACGTAACGCTACAAAGTCTAAGGAAATAGAAGCAGTGACACTTTTCTTTATCACTAGCTCCATTGCTTTTTTTAAACTATCTTCTTTTTTAATACGTCCATCAACAAGTGGTGGCGCTTCTCTTTTACCTATCAATTGTGCTAATGGATGAGTGAATTCAATTTGTAGTCCCGCTTCTGCAAAAGTCTGTTGTCCATCAAAATCACCATAACCTTTAATAAAGGTATAACATTTAGATGCGTCTTCTTGTATTTTGACGTTATCAGCATTCACACCAGCTTTAATGTAATAATTGGCAAACTTAGATAATTCATCATACAAATGAAACGTTTTAGTCTTTGCATCGTATTCATATTCGAGATGATAACGCTCAAGTCCTTTTTTAAAGATTTCTAATCGTGTATCTCCTTTGCCTAATCCCTCGAATTTAGATGCATCTACTTTTGGATGTAATACATACTTATAACCCGTTCCTTTAAAGACAGTATTGAAGAACTCAACGCCTGTAAAACTTTCGTTATACTCTTGGTAAATCCTAGAATTGTTAAGGTCATCAAGTTCTTTTTGCCTAGCTTTGATATCAAGCCTTATTTTTTCGCCAATAGTAGACTTATCAAGTATGACAATTACATATTCGTTGAAATCATCTTCACCTTCAACATGAGTGATCGTCCACATTTTAGTTATAGCACCTATTGCGTCAAACGTACTCGCGTTCTCGATAATAGTTAGATCCAAAGAACTATCTTCATTTAGCTTTTTACTTACTTTTGTACTAACATTAATAGCGTGCCCTACACCCTGTAGACTTTTTAATAAAATTGGCATAGGCTACTCCTTATCTAAAATATAATTTGTGTCTAAATGTAATTTGTTTCATTACTTTATTAGACTTGAATCGATTCCAGCCTGGATATAAAACCGGTTGTTCTAAAGTTTTATTAAAAGAATCTATATTTAAATAACCTCTATAGGTATGTTTACCGTCGAAGATTATTTTATCTCCGGCTTTTAAATCAACTTCCTTAATAACTGAGATATTTCCTTTATCTGTATAGAAAGTGAATCCATCCTTATCATTAGCTTTAACATCTTCAGCTAACTCTATTTCAACAACATTAAACTGATTAAACTGTGTTAAAGGAACATCACCGTTATAATAAACTTCTCCTGAGTTAGTGTTGTAAAATGTCATTTGACGCCTCTTATCACCTTCGTTTGTAGGCAATCTATCAGGTACCGACCATTTTTCAGGGTCGTTATTACTTTCAAGATCAGTACTATAACCGACACTTTCAAAGTATGGTAGTTCGGTTGTTTCAAACGACAAAGAAAATTCCCCTGATGTTTGTGTTGTGTCAAAAGAAACTTCACTTACTAGTCCTACAAAAAGTTGTCGTCCATCAACATAATCAAGCTCAAATGCTTGTTTGTCTTTTGGTATATCTAATATATGCTCATACTTAATTGAATTGTCTGGTGTAGCTAATTCCCTTAAATAAAAACGTCCAGCAAATAGTGCTTGGACGTCTGACTTTAAATGTGAAGCATAAGCAATTTTAGGTACTTTATACCTTATCTTAAGCTCTACTTTTTTAAGTTCTTCTTTAGCGTAATTATGAAATCTACCATCAATACCCTCTATATCAGAATAGTTACGATGATATCCTGCGCCTGTAACGTTATATTCAACTACTTCCAAGTGATTATAAGTGAAAGGATTGTCACTGACGCGATACTGCGAACCATTCCTTATTACTTCTATATCGTGCGCTATCAACTAACAAACCTCCCTTATAATAAGTTGAAACTTCCGTCTATAGCGTTCATGTCATCGATGCGTGATTTAATTAAATCAAGGTCGCCCTCATTTCTAATCGTTACATTCACAATAGGTCTATTATTTTCTTTTAAGCTATGTTGAACATCGCTAGTCATGTGTCTGTCTATAGAAGTACTTACAGGATCTACTATACTATCTGTCAAAGTAGAGGATAGCTCTTTATTAAAGGCACTGCCAAAGTCTGTAGCCATTACTTTAGCTTGTGATACCGCTAAACCTTTGCCTAAGCCACTACCTCCGCCGTGTCCACTTACGAATGAAGTTACAGAGTCCCATGCAGATGAAATTGCATCGCCTACTGCACTAACAACTTTGTGCGCAGCATTGGCTACACCCTCAGCTACTTTGCCGATTAATTCCGCTCCGGCATTTAAGAAATCACTGAAGAAACTTTTAATCTTACCAAGTGCATCACTCATACCGTCACCTACATTTGAGACAACTCTTTTAAACCCATCAGCTACTTTACTCGCGAAACTTGTAACTGTATTCCAAATGTTAGAAACCCATTCAGAACCTTTTGTGATAATAAAGTTTAATGCTTGTCCCATTTTTTCAGCTACACTCCAAGCAACACGACTGAACCAACTTGTAACAGTGTTCCAAATACTGCTAACAAAATTAGTGATTGTACTCCATATCTGTGACCAACTTGTACCAAACATTGAAAGCGTTCGATTCATTACGCCAGTTAAAAAGCCGATAATTGACTCCCAAACTGATTGCATGTATTGCCAAATCGTATCAAGTACATTGGTAACCGTAGTTTTAATAGTCTCCCAAGCACCTGAGAAGTCGCCAGTAAGCAACTGAATTAAAGCAGTGAACAATCCTACTATGATTTGGACTGCTACAGATATCACTGTTCCTATAGCTTCGAATGCTATTTTTATCACTGTCCATAATCCTTGAATGACATTCATTACGTTTACTATGACACCTATCACTAAAACGCCTAACACAGTCATAAAAACTTTACCTAACGCTTCTAATATCGGTTTGATTGGTTCTATTGTGGTCTGTATTTTATCCCATAGTTCACTTAACCAATCAATTACGCCTTGAATCGCTTCAGAAACAGCGCTTTTGATATCTTCCCACGCTTTTGTCATATTCTTTCTGAAAGTCTCGTTAGTTTTCCATAAGTAAACGACAACACCGATGAACGCAGCTATAATTGCAATAACTAGTAATACAGGCCAAGAAATACTTGTAAACACACCAGCTAATGGCGCAAAAGCTTTAGATAACAATTTCGGTATCCCTGTTAAATCTAACATTTTCTTTATAATTCTTAATAAACTTGTACCAAATACATTGCTTAAAACACTACTCACTGCTGCAATCGGAGCCATCAAAGCCCAGAATGCACCACCTAATATACCTAAAATACCCATAGCCTGAGCTACTGCCGGATGAGTTTCAAATAACTTACCGATAAAATCAGCTAGATTGGTGATGAAATCTAGTAATTTACTAGCTATAGGTGCCATTGCTTTACCAAACGCTACTAACGCTTTAACAATGTTACCGATTAATTTCATAATAGTTGGGCCATTCTCTTGAACATAGTTGATGAAATCTTTAAAACCTTGAGATTGCCCTACTTGTTCAGACCATTCTCTAAACTTATTTGTCAATTCGACGAGCCAGTCAAAAATATTAGAACTGTTTTGACTGAACGCAATCATTAAATTACCAATACCTTTAAAAACGTTTCCGAATATTTTACCTATCTTGGGTAGATTTGTCTTAGTGTACTCGATAAACGCTTGTATCGCATTTTGTCCTGCTACACTATTAGCCCAATTTTGGAAATCTATAGACATGTTTTGCAGACCTTGTGACATGAATTTAAATAACGGCATCAATTGAGTAAAGATATTGACTAATCCATCACCAAATCGTCCTGCAGCGTTCAATAAATCACCAAATATAGCCCCACCGATGGTATTCAACGACTCGAACGCTTTTTTTGCAGTGTTAGACGTTTTGACCCATTCTTCAAACTTACGCACATTCGCTTCAACTAACATTGATACCTCAGACAAGAAAGGTTTCATTTTAGTTAACGCGCTTGCAATACCTCTTAATCCTGCTGACATAGCGTTAAATATTTTAGCTTGATTCTCTTTAACAATATCACGCCATGTATCTTTTAATTGATCGCTGGCTTTTCTGAAGTCTTGTACCTCTTTTGTTACTGCCAATGTTCCATCTTCAACCATTTTAAGAGCGCTAATAGCCATTGCACCAAAGCCAACAACTCCAAGACCTGCGACAGAGAATGCGCCAACTAAACCTAAAACGCCACCACCTAATACACCAACCGCATTAAGTACTGCCATTATTGCAGGTACTAACCCGGCAATCACTGGTATCAATGCTTGTATACTAGCAATCATTAAACCTTTAACTTGTTGTGCAAAAATTGTACCAAATGTACGAATTTTAGTAGCTAGCGCGTCCATTTTCTCACTATAATCAGTTAAGGACTGATTCAGTGCCTTAGTTAAAATTTGGGTTTTTGTCATACCTCTCGTATCGAAATTAACTTTTATTGTTTTGTTGTGTAACGTGGCCAACATCGTTTTTGCACTAGCAATTGCACGTTTTAACGGTGAATTATTACCATCTATTTTAACGTTATGTTCACGCCATTTTTGCGCCATAGCTTTAGCGCGTTGTAAAGCTCTTTGGAATCTTGAAATATCTGCTTTTACATCTGTTTCAATTTCGTTTGGTACAGACGTCTTTGCTAATCGTTGAGCTTTCCTTACGTTGCTTTGGAAATCTCTAATATTGGCCATAATCTTTGCCATAAAATGAGTATCCAAAGGCTAACCTCCTTTCGATTCAAGGAATTTTCTTGTACCTTCTTTGAAGAGTTCACGTCTTCTTTTTTCTTCTTCTAATCTAACTTTTTGTACACGAGCATAGCTACCAGGTTCTCTTATTTCGTAACGTTGTTTCTCAATGTCACGAATCATACTAGTTAGCCTCTTAGAAGCTTGTACTAAGCCGTTAGCTTGCGCTTGTTCAATTAATAATTGTCTTTGATCTAGGTACCTATCCTGACCACCAATAAGCCAATCACGCCATTCAGCAGGTGTTAGTGCTAACAATTCATGTTCAGGGATATATCCTAAATATCTAGCTGTCAGTTGCCTTATTTTTGAGTAATCGTGTAAGGTTCTGCGCCCATGATTTCCTTGTAATTCTCTTTCATCATTTCTATGCCTGCTTTCGTCATTTCTTTGTCCTCGCTTTTGGCCATATTCGGTGCTTTGTTCAATGTCATCCAGTACGAGCGACTCTCCCTCTTGAAAAAACCACTATTGTTAAGTTTGTCCAAAGCCCCTTGTAATAACGGCAAAGTATCCTCGTTTTCAGTGATGAAATCATCAATCGCTTTTTCTAATTGTTCTCGAGTTGGTGGGTTTTTTAAATAAGCAGTAGCACATTCCCAAAATTGTAAAATCGCTTTGTTTCTAGATTCTAGCAAACCGTTAAAGATAACATTGAATCCTGGCATTGCTCCTTTTCTCCCATCTTCGCTATCTTCTGAGAATTTTTCAGCTTTTCGGTCAAATGCAAATGTTACTTTTGCTTCTACTTCGTAATCTTTTTCTCCGTCATTAATTTTTAATGTTGTAATTGGATTAAATTCAGTCAAAATATATACCTCTTTTCAATTTTTTTATAAAAAAATAGGGAGCTTACGCCCCCTTGATCTATTAGTTTACATAGAATGGTCTTCCGTGCGTGAATCAGATACAACACTAGCTTTCTTTTGATTCTCGAATGTTCCGACTTTTTCGCCGAATTTTTCGTATTCAACTGTAGGCGCACCTGCAGCTTCAAACCACTCTTTCGGCAAGTTATCTTCAGCACCTTCTGCTGTATTCCATTTAACTTTTAATGATAGTTCGATTTTGTCACTTTCATCATCAAACGACATTTCAAATGATTCTGGAACAACATAACCAAACATTCCGTGATGTTTACCGTCTGCACGTTTATTACGCTCATAAAGCCATATACGCAACTGTCCACCTGTTTGTACAGCGTGTTTCACTGCTTCAATTCCTTTATCTCCAGGCACATTACCAATTGTTAATTTAAATGATTCTGACATTGCATTGGGAGAATAGTCCGTTTTACCGCCTCGTACTATTTCAGCTAAATCATTTTCAATCGTATGTCCACCTTCTTGTAAGTCAGCTAATAATAAAGATTCTACTGGATCTAAGTCAGTTTCAGCTGGACGTACAACTGCTAAATAGTTTTTTTGCGCCATTTAATACACTCCTTCGTTTTTCTTTTTATGTCTGTACTTAAATAAAAGTCGTATCGTGCCATGCTTAGTAAACCTGTCTATATCAGGGAATACTGCTTGACTATCGATACGGCTATATTGGAATTCGTAATTTTCTATCTCTATAGTCCTGTTTAGCACATAGCCTATTGCGCTTAAAATGAGCTTAGCCTCGTATTGTGTAGCGAACTGTGAATACACATGTATGACAATACCAACTGTTTCTCTCATTGTTGCACTAGATTCGTTGTTAGTGACGTTTGATTCACCCACAACAATATATGGGTAAACAGCGTCATCTTGAACAACGTCAAAGACCCTATCACCAACTATTTTGTTAATGTTAGGGTCTGAGATTAATCTTTTATATATTTGATTTGTAAGTTCAGGTTCAACTGATACCCACATATTTAACCACCTCTATGAAAAATACTGCTCGAATGTCTTGCGTCCTGCGTCAATTGCAGGGTTCCAAAACGGCTGTGGCGCTTGTCCTTTAGTAGTATGCCATTTACCGTTAGCGTCTTTATAACTCCACGGTATCTTTTTAGCGCGACTACCTTTAGTGGCATAAATACCTGTGCCGTACTCAACATAAACACTATACTCTGCACCTACATTGATAACTCCTGTTAGACCGTTGTTCTCAAATCGAAAGTCTATACTTTCTTTCAAAAATCCTAAGTCAGCAGGAGCTAATGCTACAGCAGTGTTATATATCTTCATCGTTGTTTTAGCGATACCTTTTTTAACCCACTCTTCTATTTTCTTATCGAACTTATCCAATTCAACAACCATGCTATCAGCACCGTACTTAACTTTTGCCATATGGCACCTGCTTAAGTCGTAGTAACTTAATTTCATGTTGTCCGCCCTGATCTACAGAATCACCTTCAATACTAAAGATTCTACCCTCATACTCAAATAAATTGTTTTTAGATATTGGCAAGTCATAAGGTACATATAGGTTTCTGTCATATTCTTGTGACATTTGATGAAATTTTAGTTGTTCAGATGTAGTAGGCGTATCCATAAATCCTTTAATTGTTTTATCGCTTACAAAGCGCTCTTGTATAATTGGATACTCTCCTACTTTTTTGATACTTCCAATAGAAATAGTGTGAGGGAATTCGTCGTATGGGTTAAACACAAACAACACCTCTACCTTATTGGTTTAAACGGATGAAACTTTGCTCGTTTATACCTGTTTAATACTCCACTAATGTAATCAGGGACACCATCGTTATAAGTGTACGACACTGTCCCCATACTTCTTGACTTTAAATTCTTTTTAACTTCAGGTCGTTGATAATACTCTAGGACGTCTGCGACATACTTTTTGATTGAGTAAGGATAAATGACTTGACCATCTTTCATAAAATCATTGTTTGTTATATCCCTAACATCTTCTAGTATTCCGTCAACTTCCATCTTAAATATTTCTTCTTCATCACTTTTAACTTCCACTCCATTTTTCTTGAGTAAAAGTTTAATATCTTCATAAAGAGTCATTTTTATCACTCGCTCTTATCAGACGTAGTACGACGTGATTTAACCTCTTTGTAACCGACAAGACTGTAATAAGAGTCAAATGCCTTCTTTGTAACAGTAATAGTCATATTGTCTTTTTTTACCTTAATCTCTTCTGCAGGATTAGCCATCATATCTCCTCCTATTCAGTTGGTTTAAGCGTTGCGAACGCTTCTGGTTTAACGTTCATGTATGCAATATGCATCGTCGCACGTAAAGCGAACATATCACGTTCAAATAATGATACTGGTTGGCCAGAAGCATCTGATGCTTGTAACGTCGTTAACGTTGCATCTTCAGAAATTGCATACTCAATACCTTGTAAGATACCGTAACGTGCGTAATCCCAATCACCCATTAGTGCTAACGATTTCTTTTTGTCGTATACATCCGCTCCAGTATAAGATAGTGGTAATCCCATAATCTCGTTCCCGTTAGCATCAAATAATGGTCTGTCATTAGCATCTAAAGCATTACGCATTTTACTTCTGAATGAACGTGTAGTTAATACTCCGTTTGGATCTAACTCTTCATCTTCAATAGTAGCCATTAATGCCGAAAGGTCTACGTATAAATTATTAGTATCTGTAACAACGTTACCTTTCTCTTCTGCGCCTTCAACAAGCGGTTTACCACTAGTTGAAGTGTTGTAAGGTGATTTAGTACCAAAGATAACAGCTTGGTCAAACGCTTTGTAAAATGCCTCTGCAATTAGAGGTTTAACCTCATTAAAGAAATCTTTTGCAGTCCATTTAAGAAACTCTTTTGATAACGGAATAATTACACCAATTTTCTTAGCTTCCATTTCTGCTTGTGCATATTCAGGCTTAGAAGTTTGAATACGTTCCGTTTCTGATACCCAGTAGGCGCCTACACCTTTTGCTAAGTAAGTAAATTTTTTCTTTTGTGCTGTCATTGGCTCATTTTTAGCTAATTTCATAATTGCTGAATTAGCCATAATGTCTTTCATGATTAAAGTACCTTGTTCTGCTGGAATAACGCCGTTTTTAAAATCCGATAAAATAACATTGCCTGGCGTGTATGTTGGAGTTGCCATATTTTATTACCTCACTTTATTTTCTAATATTGATTTCTTTCGCCATTTCTTCAATGGACTTTACATTTGAAGGGTCTAAATCTTGATTTCGTGATTCTTTAACATCTCTTCCACTCGATTTAAATTTAGACTCAACACCTTTTTGAACATACTTGTCAAAGGTTTCTTTTAAAGCTTTTAAGTTTTGCTCAGTATCTTCATCAGAATCGCCTAAAAATCTATCAACTAAGGATGTTGGTAAATTTAGTTCCTGCGCTTTACCTAGCGCGTTACTTCTTAACTTCTCACGTTTTGCCTCTGCGTCGCGTTTTTCTAACTCTTGTTCAAGAGCACTAATACGTTTTTGTTCTTCTGATTGCTCAGGATTACGCTTCCGTACTTCTTGTTCGATTAGATCCTCAAGATTTTTCTCTTTCCATGATTCTAATCCTTTCGAATGATAACGATCTAATTCAGGTTGAATGAATCGTTTACCTTCTTCTGTATCTAAAAAGCCTTTAACGTCATCAACAGACACCGTCTTAAGTCCCTTTAGATAATCTTTTACTTCTTTGTCGTCTTTGTGTTCTTCAAAAAAAGACTTAACTTCTTCGATATTCATATATCAAAACTCCTTTTTGCCCTTCTCGTACCCTAACAGTCCGAAAAGTGCATAATAAAAAGCAGTTTAACGACATGCTAAGGTCGATAGATACATTATTTCTTTTTCCTCTTGTGTTTTTCCCACTCACGATAATTCATGAATGGTATAACTTCATTTTCACCATCATCATTACGCACTCTCATCACAGTGGGTAATTCATCTTTATCAATGTAATAGAGTAATTTACAACGACAGTTGATATTTTCTTTCGCACTGTTTACACCGATAAATAGCTTTGGTGCTTGTCCAACGCACCCACTTGATTGAAAGTTTTGGTCTATTTCTACAGATTCACCGTCTAAATGGCGATGAGTATCGCGTGTACGTGTATCTTTGGTAGCATGCCAACGTTTCTTGATCTTCAAACCGTTATCTTTAGCAACCATTGCACTATCAAGTCCAGCTTGTGACATTGCTCTGCCTGCTTCTGTGCGAGCCACACGCAATGATTGAGCTTTAGACATGCCGATATCATCACGTATTGCTTTAGCTATCTTAGAGTACCCCTCCCCGCTCATAATGCCTTGTGTAATGTGCATACGTATCTTTTTCAATACTTCATCACGATGTTTTTGTAGTGTTGGCATTAAACGAATGAACTCAATAGGTTGTTCAATAGCTGATTTGATTATCTCTTTACTCGGAACATCAAACTGCATAGATGTTTGACTCGCCATTTCATATAAATAAAGGCTCATAAGGAACTTTTCGATATAAGCATCTTCCTGTGACTTCTGAATCATCTTAGCTACTTGCCTATAGTCATCAGTCAACATTGTACCTATACGAGTTAACTCCTTATTGAGCCTGTTGTATTTATTGAATTCAGTCCATGTAACATACACATCATCACTTTGATACTTTTCAAACATATCTGCGATGATTTGTTTTATCTCTTTAAGTCGATTAGCAAATAGTTGTTCTATTGGTTTTTCTGCTTTAGAGATTAAACCCTCGATATACTCATCAATATCATTCTGATTGGTTATTTTGGGATTTGTCATTTGCGTCACCTTCATATATGTCAGGTAATTTGTCATTAAATTCAAGACTTTCTTTTTCCATTTCGTCTAATTCGTAATCAACATCATCAACTAGTTGTGATTGTCCTAACCTTGTTCGTTCTGAAACTTGTCCCTTCAGGTTAATTAGCACTTGTGATTCTTCTAACTTATTAACTGGAATGTTTCGAGTGAACTTAAATATCAGATTTAAATAACTATCATCATTTAAGTTGTACCCTTTACGCTTTAATGCAGATAAAATAACTTTGAATTGATACCTCAACATAGCTGTCATCTTACGCTCAAACGTCATACACTTGTTCTCTAAAGCCATAAGCTTAAGTTTCATTCCAATGATAGGTACATTTCCATTAAACTCGTCAGAATTAAAGTTTACTGACTTTGCAAAACGCATGATATTCTTTTCGATTCGATCTAAATGGTTCTCAATCATTGTGTCATTTACATCTTTTGTTAAGTATTTAACGTCCATATCTTTGTCGAACAACTCAAATGCGCCACTCTTTTGTGTTTCTTGAATCATTTCTTCACTCATACCCATACCGCGTAACACAAGGTATGCTAAACGTGTCTGACTAATCTCACTTGATGCATCGCTCATTGTTAAATCATATGCGTCAATTAAGTGAATAACCTTTTCAGCATCTCCTATCATCTCTTTGTTGTTAGGTACACCAAACAATGGATTGTAATCAAATAAATGTTCATATCGTCCAACTTCTTGCAAAGCGTCAATACCTTCTCCTCGAAATACATAATAATAAGCATTATCGTAAAACTCTGCGTACACATAATCAGTGCCATTATCATCATCTTTTTCATAAAAGTAGCGCAATGAGTATGTAGGTTCTAAAATATTGTCGCCAACAAAAATAACATTATAGGGATCTATATTCTTAATCCTAATATCACCATTCGTATCAATATATGCTAACCTAGCACCATATCCGCAAATTGCTGCCATTTTACCTATTTCAGAATCCTCATCATCAACACTATTTCTAATGGCAAAGTTGGTTATAAACTTTTTCAACTTTTCGTTTTTTTCTGCGTTTTCATCTAAATCATAAGTAACAGGAACACCATGTAAATAACCAACACGTGTATCAACAATTTCGCTGTCAAAAGAGTTGTTAAGTTTGTTATTAACAGACACGTCTAATCGCCTTACATTTCCACCAGTTTCAAAATCTTCTTTTTCTTCAATTGGTCGACGTTTGAATATTGGTACATAGTCAATATGTGTCTTGTATCTATTATAGAGATTAACCATTCTCTCTCTATCGTCTTTATGTGACTCTATTAGAGCCTCAATATGCTTAGGCAATATTCCTTGTGCTTCAATATCATCTATTAACTTATACAATGTCATTTCCCCCTCCTTAATCGTTCAGGTTTAGTATGTGTGTATATGGCATATCTTAACGAGTCCAACACGTCATCAAATTCTTTTATAGGCTCTCCGTTTGTAGGGTGCCAAACATATTTAAATACCTCTTGCTTAAACCTATCCATATTATCATAAAGAACAAGTAACTTGTTTTGTTTGAACAACTTAGCAACTTCCTCTACACCCGATAGTTTACTTTTATCAGCGTTAATTGCACGTAATCTATGTCTTCTAAATTCAGTGATGTATTCAGGTCGTGCAGTATCGCAGTAAAAATTAATATTGCCATATCTACTTACAATATCTTTTGCAATAACCACCCAATCATCAATAAACTTAAATTGGTGTGCGTGCTCCTCAATAAAATAAAAGTTACCATCTATACCTCGTCCTATTAACACAATAGATCCATAGTGCTCGTAACCCCAGTCGACACCAGCAAAGTATTCTTTGATAGGTATGTCGTCCATTTCATCTGCTTTAATCGTATTCTCATTCAAATCAAAGTCGGCATATACTACACCGTCACCAGACACCCACATACCGTTGATATTACGTTCATAGAACATACCTGATGGTGTTGAAGCCTTAATAGACTCTTTATATCTATCATTAAGAAAGTTATTGTCATCGAGCTTAAATTGGTGACTCAGTATACCTGCTTTAGGATCTGTATTTTCAATATAATCTTTCAACAACCAATGCTCGGGATGGTCAGGGTTGGTATCTACCAATATTCTTGCACCAGTTCCACTACAACGTGACTTAATCTCGTCAAACACTTCTTCATGCGCTAACGACGCTTCGTTGATATATGCACCAAACGATGTCATACCACGTATAGCTCCTATACCACTTACTTTACTGTGACCTGTCTGAACCACTTGAACGCCAAATAACATGAATGAATTGTATTTATCAAAATTAAACTCAATGCCATATTTGTTAGTTAACTCTATTAGTACGTTTTTTTGAATCGTACCTAATGTTGCACCAGCAAGTATATATTGAGGTGTCTCAATTCCTTCTTCGTCTGCTATCTTTCGCACGCGCATTAACTCACGTAAAAATAAGTCATTATTTAATATTGTTTTACCTGTACGCTTAGCTCCGTGATTAATTAACATAAACCAATCTTGTTTTTGCGTTTGCTTCAATATTTCAATTTGTTTGTCCGTATATAAAGATTTAAGTTTATTCATTGACGATCACTTCCGTTATTGCGTCGTGAAGTTGTTTGATTTTATCTTCTGTGCTACTGTCACCTTTATCTATTTGTTCAATCTTCTTCTCAAGCATCTTAATCTCAGTTTCTATTTTCTTGTTAGCTAAAACTTCGTTACCTAACGTCATTCTATTCATACCATCTAAACTAGCGAGGAATGCATCAGCTGTCGCTTTCTTCACTCCCTCTATTTCAATGTCATTCTTAGCTACATTCTTTAGCCACTCATATTCTTCAAAAGCCTTTTGGCGTGTCCATTTTGATTGTTCAGCTGCTTCTTGACGCAATTCTTCATACCTATCTAAAATCGCACTATTCTTACTCAACTCAAAAGCTCGGCTATCTATATAATTATCACTTTTACCTTTAGTCGAATACCCTGCGTCAATATATGCTTTCCGTTGGCTCTTGCCCTCGATGAGTCCTAATACAAACTTTTCTTGCTTCGGTGTTAATTTAATCAATTGTTTTCACTGTATCACACGCCTTTACGTTAATTACTCTAGTTATTTTAAATATAAAAAAATGCCCCTACATCTTGTGCAGGAGCTACGTTCAATAAATGTGAAAGGAGGAAAATAGTTATGACTCAAAATGCAAGAATTAAACTACCCACCATATAGGCAGGTAGTAAGTGATTAATAGCGTAACATATAATCTTTTATATGTTTGTCACTTCTCAATCACATCGATGAGAACATCTAATGTGGCTATTACCCCACGTCTTAAGATAATTCTTACAAATCAATTATATAAAATTAATTCACAGTTTAAAAATAGTGTCATTTTCGTCATTTCTGTCATTTTTGTCATTTTCGTCACTGTAGTAGATAAATCTTTTCTGCCAACTCATCACGGCGCGCTAAGAAGTTGTTTCTGTTCAATTTAGAGTTAGGCATCTTCTTGATAATTGCATCCCTGTTATAACCTTTCTTCAACAACTCTAAGAAACAAAAGTCAACGTGTCCTAATCTCTGTTGTGATTGATTTATAAACTCAACTTCTTTTAACATCTGAGCATACCTTTTATTTGCTCTCTCAAGCCTCACAACAACATCTTCAACTTTACTTGAGTTTTCCCCTTGTGGCTTTGGTAACGTTGCTTGTATGCCGTACTGTGCGATTGAGTTGCTATCATATTCCGGTATTACATCAGCTAACACATTGCACTTCATTTTATGTGTGCCTATCATATTAACGATTGACTCTTTGCTATGCATCTACTCTGACACCTCCGCCTTAATCAAATCTAACTGATCACTCAACTTCGCAAAGTCACTCGGCGCCTCTACATCATCATTAGCCGTCATCATAATATATACTTGCTCAGTTACATACTTACCTAACTCGTACATTGCTAGTAAGAATAATAATCTTAGTATTTGCTTAATCATTTCCCACACTTCCTTATATTTTCAAATAACTGACTCACTTTAATAATTGCATCCCTTTTAACTTGTTTCTCGTACTTCTCTTTCGCTTCTTCTTTACTCTCTGCCTCAACAACTGTAAACCTTTGATTGCTATTAGCTTTAGTTATGTGTGTATGCTTGCGTCCTGTTGAATCTTTGAATGTTGTGACTAAGTATTGTGTCACTTCCCCAAAACCTCCTTGACTCGATCTAAGATGTCTTTACACGTATCCTTTTCCTGCGTCTGCTGTTCCATCTTGTCTTTCGTGGTTCCTTTTCATTTTCTTTTTGTATGCGTCAATGAGTTGATCGATAGTGTAGTAGTTGTTCGCTAATGCAAACGGTAAAAATAAGTTGCTACTATATGGACTTTCATACATTTCATCTATAGTTGACATAAATTCATCTACTACATCACTATCGTTAAAATCGATTTCAACTCGTTCTATATAGTCGTTAAAATCTCCGTCATCTAAATAACCCAAAATTTCTTCCATGTTATCTGCTTGTTGATTAGCAATACTCAATCCAAACGCTAACATGTCTGCTAACTCGTCTAGCTGTACGTCTAACGGTTTACCTGGTTTCTTCTTCCAATTCTTGAACGTTTCCAATGTGTTAAACCATTCAAAGAATTCAACCACATACGCAATCTTGCTATCTCGTAAATTTAGTGTTGGTATTCTATCGTCGAACTCCTTTTGTATTTGTAATAACTCTTGTAACTGATCAATTGTTAATGTGTTAGTCATTTTCCTGCGCCTCCTCATATTTATAGACCACTTGACTCGTCATAATCCCTACTGCTTCATCAAGATAAATATCTTCTTTGAGTGCATCTTGCATAGCATTAGGTAAACCCTCAAGTATTTCATCAAACGCTTGCGCTTTCTTATACACATCTTCAATCTCTTTTAGTAATCCCTCTGTGTCATCACCGTTATACGCACTAGTACTTATAACGGACTGTTCAATTTGTTCGCGGTTATTCATTAGTGTCATCCTCCATAAAAATTTTATTGTTTAAATCCATTCCAAATTTAACTCTTTCAACATCTTTGCCAAATTCGTTTATTAAATCTTTTTCAACACTCTTGCAATACCTATCCCATGCGCTTGCTTTCTGTTCTAGATCTTTGTTACGTTCTCGTAACTCCGCTATATCCCCAATAAGCTCATCTCGTTGCTTCTTGTACTCTTCACGATCTTTTAATGCTTTGTGAAGTTTATCTAATAACTTGTTAAAGTTAGTACAAAGATTTTTATATTGTTCATCTGATAAGGTGAACGTCATCTCATAACCTCCAATAGCATCTCATTTTCAAAAATATTTCCAACAATTTCAATAATATCGTCATTTTCACTTAGTAATTCAGTTACATTGCTAAAAGTTATATAAAAGGCTCCTTCTTTAAACTCGATAAAACTTACTTCTCTCGAATAACAATCTTGAACAATATCCCCTTCATAAATCTCCACACCGTGCACATCTTTAAATCCTGTGTATTGTAATAGTTTTACTTCATTGAAACTTTTATAACCTGTTGAAATCAAAATGTACCCACTATTAAAATCGATTTCGTCAATAATACTCATAACTTTTTTATCTTTATCCCAAGCTTTAAATTTCAACATCATACTAGCAACTCCCCATCTTTCCAGATTAATGTCATAGTTAGGTCGTCGTTTAAGATATAGAATGCTTTGATAGGGAAACAATGTTCATCTAAACGTTTGTTTATACTAATATTAGCGTGTGATATAGCGGTATAATCTCCTTCTTGAAACTCGTACACTTCAAACAACTTATCAAATACCGTATCTTTGGTTACTTCTTTTTCAATATCAACTATGAAGGGGATATCAATTGGAATAAAACTTGACGTCGAACACTTATTTGTATTTGGATGAAAACGAACGAATCCATCACTAAATCCTGTTGAAAAAAATATTTTCCCTTGTGATAGTTCCGGATTTTCTCGCGCCCATTTAATTAATTCATCTAGTCTCATTTCTTTTTTAATTTTGATTTTCATCATTTCCATCTCCTCTAAAATAAAGTTAGTTGCTTCTGCTCCTCGTATTCCAAACCATGTTGCTTTATATATGTTTCGAGCTCTTCTGCTGTATCAAATGTCTTTTTCACGCCTTGCCAACCTGGTACGATATGCCCATGAAAGTAATAAGTGTCATTCACTACATGGATATGTGCCACTTGCTCGTTATCCTGATACAGATATCTCTTAGATCCAAAGAATTGATTTAGGTATTCTTTGCGTGCGTTATCTGTTTTAGGCATTTATGCTTCCTGCCATTTCTTAAACATTTGATTATAAGTAGTATCAAACCAGTACGGATCACGTGAATGTTTTTGAGGAACATTAAACAAATGTGGTTTCTTTCTTCTTAGCTCAGCCTCTTTCTTTCGCTCTCTTTCCAATTCACGTTCGAGTCTCGCTTGTTTAATCTTTTCCATTTGTTTCATTTCTCTATATTCTTTTAGGTGCATGCCATAAGGCGCGTCTAAAGCTTCTGAAAACTCCCAACAACCTCTAACACGTTTAGAAACAATTCCGGCATTTATCCCACGCTTTGCCATTAGTTCTTTTTCGAAATTGTTAAATTTATATGGTTTATTATTAATGATTACAACACTGCCCATTTATTCCACCTCTACATTTACATTTCTAATTTTTAAATTGTTATACTCTAATATTTCGTCAGGATTGTTATATAAGTAATCTGCCAGCGTTTCTTTTTCTTTATCCACATCATCAAAATGCTGATATTCAACTTCGGTAGGTATTCTTATATCAATCGTTGCGTTTATATATGCTTGTTGTTGCATTAAATCACTTCATTTCTCTTTTTCTTTTACGTCTGACTTTCACTAAGTCCTCATATACCATCCATTCTTGACCTGTGTATTTAGGCGCTTTACATATCCACGTTAAATTCACATCTCTATACTGATATCTGAATATCTTCGCTTTGATGTTGGCAACTTCAGTCGCCTTACCTTTAACGTCTATAACTTCAACCAGTTTTCCTTCCTTCCACAAAGAGAAATCGGCTATATACGTAATCGGTCTTTGCTTCCCAAATTTAGGTTGTAGTTCGAATTTAGGTTGTAGTTCGATACGATCATAGTTAGTGCCATTCATATTACTTTCTAAATATTGGTAATATTCACACTCTACTTTGCTATCAAATACAATTCCTTTGTACTCAACTTTCTTAGCGTTGTATTTACTCATCGTCCACCTCTAAATATCAAATATCGTTGCTTGTAATCCTAGTTCTTGCTCATATAGAAGCCCGTGAGCGCCTTTGAATCGTTTTAGGTCACTATCAGTCATAATTTTCTTTTCGTCGCTGAAATGGGCTCCTGTGAGCGAATAAACTTCATTCTCGTTATCTTCATGTTTGATGACCTTAATATCTTCCGTGCCATCTTCTCGGTATAAGTAATATTTTTCTTTCGGCATTTTTAACACTCCTTAATATTCGACGATAGCGGGGCGTGTATGACGTTCTGCAAGTTTTTGGATAAATAGGTCGTACAACCTATTTTCATCGCCCTGTGCCTCGTCTATGAGTTTCTGAGCGTACATATCTGAACACTCAAGTTTAGTTTTTAAAAATTCTTTGGTTACCATGCATCTCGCTCCCTGAAATCGTCTCCGATTACTCTTACTTTTCTCGCATTGTGTTTCATTCTTGAATTGATACGTTGCCAGTTCATATTTTGATTTAGTTCTTTATCACTAAAGTTAGTTGTAAAGATGTTGTTTTTACCTACTCTGTTATCAACAATGCTGAAAAGTTTATTTAAAGTGTGCTCTGTGTTTTCTACACCCATATCATCTAGTACAAGTAAATCAATATCACTTAGCAATCTGACTAGCTCGTCTGTAGTTTCAACTGCATTTTTGTTGTATGTCGCTTTGATACGATCCATCAACATTGGTATGTGCATAAAAGCAACTGTATGCCCTTTAGATTTGACTGCTTTTGCGATAGCGTATGCTAGGTGGCTTTTACCAGTTCCATATGAACCTTGCAATATTAATGATTTTGGTTCTTTTGTAGAGAAACCCTGTACATACTCTATTGCTGTTTGTTTAGCTTTTACTTGTTTTTCATTTTGTGGCTTATAGTTGTTAACCGTTGCATCTCTTAATGACGGATTAACATTTGATTGATTGAATATGTTGTTTATCTTCCGTTGCTTGTTTCGCTTATATTCCTCATAAATTTCACACTTGCAACCATCTTTATACTCGTAACCATTCGGGTGTTTTTTAGTAGGAGCGAACTTATATAAGTCGTATTCACTGCCACACCTCTTACATTTCAATCCCTTTTCGACATGAGTAGGTTGATATTTTTTCAAGCTTTCGTTTATCTTTTCGCTGAATAGTGGTTTCATAATGTCCCCCTAATCCCAATAACTTTCGTCGTACTTCATACGTTCCAATTGATCTATGCCAGTTTCTTTAATCTCTTCGCTATAATCATTCATATAGCTTTCATTAGTTAAGAATGTTTTGGGGTACTTTTGATATTGTTTGTCTGTAATAGTTTTTAAATACTCTCGAGTGCCTTGCATGATTTGTTCAAAAGAATGTTTCTTTAAGCATGATTTGAATTTAGTAAAAGACATCTTCTTATCTTTCTTCTTGTCGTAAAGTTTCCACCATTCCTCAAATTGCTCATGCGTAACGTCAGTTGCGCTATTAATTGAACTTAAGTTCTTATCTATATCTTTTTCTTTATCTCTTTCTAATTCTTTATCTAATTCTTTATCTTCTTCTGTTGCGTGACTGTCACGTGACGTCACGTGACCATTTAGCAATTTTCTGTTGTTTTCTCGTTGCTTTTGTTTCCTCAACCTGTTCTGCGCCCTGATTTTCTCGAGTCCTTCGATGTTTTGGTGCTTTTCCCAGTTTGTCACTTTTATGACACCGTTAACTTTTTCAATCATGCCTAATGTCTCAAAAGTTTGTATTGCTAACCTTATCGAGTTGATAGGTCGGCTAAACTCATTTGCTAACATTTCTTCGTTGTACGGCAAATTTTCAGATAGCATAATGTAACCTTGTTCGTTGTACTTTCCTGATAAAGTTAGCAACTTAACCCAAATAGTTATGATCGTATCTCTTTCAGGTAAAGCTTCGATATATTTGATTTTGCTGTCATCAAACATGCCAACTTTAAGTTTTATCCACGATACTTCTCCCATTGTCTTCTCCTTTCAGCGCTTTTATTTTGTCCGGTATTTCCCAGTTAGATATGAATTCTTTAAGTTCATCTGTCATAGGTACGTCATTAAGGATTACGTCTGAACCATGTAAATAAAAATTAATTTTATTAAACATGAGAGCAGTCTCATAAATATTTTTTGACCATCCAATATGATATGTCTTTCTTTTATAAGTTATTTGCGCTACATAACCACTTTGAGTTAAATAGACTCCTTTGAACTTACTTTTTCCTCTTCTACGACGTTTTTGGTCTTTGTAAGTTTTGTATTCATATTCAAATATAGAGTCATTTTGATTTTTATGATTCTTATAACCTTGTCCGTCCCAATATTTATCTACTGCGCTGTTGTATGCTTTAGCTGCCTCCCATTCATTAACAAAACTACCTAAATATTTAGATTTGCTATCAATTTTTATTACAGCAGACCATTTTTTTGTTTTTCGATTTAAATAAACACCTTTATAGATACTCGAAGTATTTCTTGTAGGCCTTGCCCATCGTTGTTGATAACCAATTGAAGTGATGTTGTTTTTGGTAAAATCATTATTTTTTATTTTTTGAAAACCATTTTCTAATACAAATCCACTTAAGCTAACGTTGAGTGTCTTTGTGTGAATTCTTCTAACGTTATCTACATAAGATTTTGTCCAAATATATTGATTAACTCTCTCATAATCTTCATCATCAACAAAAATTTCTTCTCCATCTTGTAAAAATATCGATTTAACCATTATTCTCTTCCTTTCAGCATTTTATTAAGCCTCTCATCAACTTTTAGCCACGAGTCATGCAAGTGATATTTATCATCAAACGACTTAACGCCAATCGCATGTTGTTCGTTATGATGTTCGCGACATAACGCTAATACATGTTTGTCATAGTGATTCATCTTGTTTCTGTTCATTCCTCTGCCGACTGCTTCATAATGAGCTAGGTCAGCGTGAGGCTTTCCGCATATTACACAGTTGCGGTTGATTGTAGCCCAATATAATAACGCTTTATCTTCGCTTAACAACTTACTCGTTTCTACACTCATAGGTATTTGATGATGAAACATAAACGCTATAATCAGTTCTATTAACTCCCTTGCAACTTTCATAGAACAGTCGCGCAGACTGATTTCTTCATAACCCTTCATAATTTCCAATTCTGTTTGTAATAATTTTCTAGTTGATTCCACCGGTTCTCCCCAGTGAAGTTCTATATCTCTACACATTGCGAATATTTTTTTGCGTTGTTCTATAGATAGTTTTTTATTATCCGGAACCTCTACTTCTGCTTTTAGTGGATATCCGTTTTCTAGTAAGTCAATGTGACTTTGTTCAAGTTCAACACCAGTAGCAACGACGGAATAAGTGCCGTCATTGTCTTTCTGGTATCTTGTAATGTATTGCATTTAAACCACACCTTAAAATGCTAAATCTTGGTCGTCATATCCAAATGAGCCACTGCTTTCAAATGGATTGCTTTGTTGAGACATTGATGTTTGTTGTTGTGCCCCGTTATTTTCTTCAGCTTTTTGCTTATCTGTCTTCGGAATAGGTTTGTTAACAACATCATCGCCCTTTTTGTAAGGTTTAATAAATGAAAAATCCGTAAAATACTTACCTTCATCTTCATTGAATTTCCATTTCAATACCAAGTGACAAAACTTACCAATAAGATCATTGGTATCAAAATCTAAGCTAGGAAGATTTAACTTAATACCTAATCGAGTAACTAATTCAATCAATTGTTTTTCTTGGAAATCATATTTATACGGCGGTACAAATTGATTATGTTTATATTGTTTACCTTCATCATTTTCAAATACGATTGTGAAATATCTATTTTCTCTATCATTGAATTCAATATTTTTAACTTTCACTGTGAATTCTCCAGCTTGAAACCCTGCTGAGCCGTTATAAAACTTTTCTTGATTTGTTTCTTTAGTAAATTGCGCTTGTCCTGTGATTTTCATAATTAAATACCGTCCTTTTTAGTTTTTTTATTAGTTTCCATTTCTGATTGCTTGTACTACGTCGTTAATACTTGGATTAATGAAACGTTTGTTGTTAATTTTAATGTTGCTTGAGTGTCTTATCTTTGTCTCGAATAAGTTTGATGGTTCAGCGTTAAGAACATATTGATAAGCTTTTTCGCCGTCTTGCTCATGTTCTTCTATTGTCATTCTTGCTAACACATCAGATTGACTGATGACCGCTTTTTTTATTTGATCTTGTGCCTCTATCGTGATTGTTGGATTGATAGTGCTACCCTCATCATCTTTGTCTTTGTTAATTCCCTCGTGTCCACTTATAGCAAGATGGAATTGATAATGTTCTTGTAATTTAGAAATATAACGATAAATACTTACAATGCGTGAAGCACACTCGCCCCATTCATTAAATGTTGGTTTCTTTAATTTTCCGTCCATGATGTCGTCCATAGTGATATCACGTAGCTTTTGGATTGTTTCAATCACTACAACATCAATTTGTTTTCCGTTTTCTCTTAGTTGTTCAATAATTTTAGGCAACATTTTAACCACTGCACTAAAATGCTTATAATTCTTAATCTGCACAACTGCCCCATCTTCTGTTACCGTTGTTCCGTCCTCATTTATATCTAGTACTAAGGCATTGTTATCTTTTGTTAAAAACGTAGTTTTACCAGTACCGAACTTGCCGTATATCGCAAATTTATAAAACTTGTTTGCATTTTGTTTGCTGATGTCTTTTACATCTAGTTGCGTTAAAATATCGACATCTTGATTAGTTTGTTCAGTCATGTTCTACCTCCTCGTACTCAATTGTTTCTGTCACTGTTTTCTTGATTGCTTTGTGATAATCCATATTGATACTCGCTTCTTCCATACCGTTAAACTCCCTAGCTCTATTTCTATTTGTGGAGTAACTAATATCTGAATTGTTATCAGTTGGTTTGTTAGTTATATAAATTGGCATATCCCTATGACGAATGATATAAGTTACAGTCTGCTTCATAGCAACCTCCTACCATTTCATGACTAAGTTAATTAGTCTGTCCTGTTCGTCTGTGTTCTCTTCAATCCATTCATCTATCGCTTGGTTGAATAAGTCTGATGCCATATCTAAGTCATTCTCATCTACGACATAAGCATGTTTAATTGGTACGTTGTTCATATCTTTAACTTGTATTGATATGCCCATATGACCTTTTAAAATGAATAACTTAAAATCGAATCCGTTAACATGAATATTTTTGCGTATAATATCGCCTATTTCGTAATACACCTTGACTTCCTCCGTTTTTCGTTTTATATTGAACATGAATTTTTTCTTAAGTGTTTGATACTGTTACTTGCTCCAACAAGTAGCAGTTTTTTTATTCTTCATAAAAGTATTCTTTGTAGAATATGAATGTTGCGATACTTGCGAATCCTGCAATTGACCATGCTGTAGTGAAGTATAGAAACGGCATGAGTACAATCGCTAAGATTGTGAAGCACAGTACTGCTATTAAGTAGCTTTTATAAATATTGCTCATTTTCTTTTTTCAACTCCTCCATTATTCTCTCGTCTGATAAGTCGTGATAAGGGAATTTTTTCCTAGCTAATTGGACTGGTATTCTGCCTCGTATCGCAATGTATCCTTCATCTTCAAGCTCTTTATTCAGTTCTCTTATTATTTGTCCTGCTTTGGATTTTGAAACAGATAAAATTACCGCAAGTTCTTTAGCTTGCAAACTATTTTTTATCATATCTATTCCTCCTTTTTATTTTTTGTGTTGTGTATAATTTAGTTATCTCCTAGTGAAAGGAGGTGGTAATTATGAATAATATAAATCTCACTCAACGACAGTTAGATTTAATAAAGAAAAATCAAGCTATCTTATCTAAATTGCCTGTCGAAGCTTACGCTAAAGCCGCAAATACTATGAATAATTCGTATGTTATGAACGCTCTGGAAATTCAATCGACCGTTAATAATGTTATGAATAGCATTAGAATTAACCAATCTAAATTATCTGATTGGGCTTCCTATATGCATCAAGTAACTAAGAATCATCCAATGTTCAAATCTAATTTATTTTCTGAAAAAATTCTTGATGAATTCATAAGTTCTAACAGCTTTCCGGATGATGAAGTCCGCAAAGTTAGCACTCATTTGAGAAAGTCTTTTGTCGATACTGTCGATGTCCCTGTTCTTGGTAAAACCGTCAATTCTGCCCATCCAATAGATGACGTAAATACCAAAGAAAGTGATAAGATATTCTATAAATCTATCAATCAATATTTTTTGGCTCCTTCCTCATCGTTTGTTCACGATGTTTCATTAACTGTTGCTAAAAGTGTTGCTGTTAATATGTTTGTCAGGACTGCTAATGATGATTACGTGAATTACTTCTTTTCAACTGCGGTAATAGCTGTATGCTATGTCGCTTCGTGTCTTGCTAATGCTTTTGATTTAAAGAATAAAAGAAAAGATTTTAAATAGTTTCACACCATTTTTATAATTATCTTCCAAACCTTCCAAGTCACAACTGCCATTGTGATGAGGAGGGTTGTTTTATATAGTGTGTTCATTGATAATTCCTCCTTTTAAGATGT